CTAGTTGTATTTTAGATTTTATATATTTTTATTTTTTTTCAAAACATCTAATCTATTTACCCTTTTCATTATGTAGAAACCTCTTATTTTAAAGAATTTTTTAGTACTTTTTAAAAAGTTATTATAGTTATAGTGTTTGTTAAATGCAGGTATGTCATATGACTTTAGTGTTTCAAACTCTTTTTCTGCATCTACATTTTTATATATTTCAATATCTATATTCATCATTTTTTTTGATATTGATTTATAGTTTATATATGAACTGTCTAAAAAGTGATTCTCTAAAAATGAAGGTATTTCCAACTTTGTGCTATAATAATACATCATAATTATATCACTTAATTTAGGGAATACAACTAGTTCTTTAGAGATTAATTTTGAAAAATCTTCAGTATACAATTGTTTGGCTTCTTTAGTTTCTTTTATGGGCGTACCTTTATTTTTGAAAATACACCAATCTACATAAGCGTGTTTAATCTCATGTATTACCGCATCCAGAGTTAGATATGAAAAATTTAGATATAAATAAACTCTATATTTGTTATCAATAAATCCAGAATTGCTATGGTCATAATGAATGGTTTCAGAATGTTGTATTATCCACTCGTCTACTTTTATGTCATTGTATTGACTTGTGATATTTCCTGGAATGGTTATTTTCAACTCATCTAGATTGACGTTGTTGTTTTCAAAGTGCTCTTGTATAACTTTTACAATATCATTTGAAACTATATGTACAATTTTTGATATTCCTAACATATAATAGCAAAAAAAAAAAGAAGGTCATACAACCTTCTTTCTTATTTTAAAGTTGTTTTTCTTATCTATTATTATATAGAAAGTTTTTTAAATTTTTAATACTGTTTGCATACCCAAGAGGGTCACAAGAAGCATTTTCGGTTAAATAGTCATTAACTAATTTTAATAACTCTGGTGTCTCTTCAAAAAGAAACACAATTTTTTTGCCTAATTTCTCAACCTCATACTTAAAACCCTTAAGTTTTAAAAAAGCTGACAAATAAAGGTCTGATGTCTTGTACTTGTTCATTTTTTTCTTTATTTATATTACTCGTTTTTTGTTAATAATAAATATCATAATTTTTTAGATAATAGATTCAAAAAATGAAAAAAATTAGAAAAAATTAGAAAAATCTATAGGTACATTTTATTCTTGAACTTTTCATAGGCGGGTAGTTAAATATAATTTTATTTTCAACCATCACATAGTCAGCCATTTGACTTTCATCTTGTAATAAACCGTTTAAATAAACATGTTCAGAATTTAATTCAGGATAATTTTGTACAATAAACTCTTTATTAATACCATCAGCCACACCAGAAGGTATTTCCTTGTCAGATATATTTAGTTCTGGAGATATAGTGTCCACCATTCTATAGGAGCATCTAACGGTAGAGCCTAGAAAGGGAGGGTAATTAAAAGTTATTAAATTATCAATTATGATATAGTCATACCCCACCCCAGGGTCTTGCAATAAACCGTTTAAATAAACATGTTCAGAGCCTATTTTTGGCTCTTGAGACAATTCAAAATTGGTATTCATACCATCGGTTAATCCGTTTGGAATTTCTCTGTCATAAAAAAGTTTATCATCTCTATGTTGTATGGAAAGGGGTTGCCAGTCATTTATTGTAAATTCCCAATTTGAATTTTTTAACACAAAAAAATCATTAGTCTCTAATATGTATGCCAACATCCCAGACTTTCTTCTTTCTGAAGGAAGATTGTTTAGTTGAAACATATTATTGAAAACACTATATGCCCCAACGTCCATTGGGGTGATGTAGGGATTGCTATTTATTACACTTTTGCCGTTATGTGTTATAAGTGCTGGCATAATTTACTTTTAATAATAAATAGTAATTATTTATAAATTATTGTTAATTTTTAGCTTCTAGCCATTCTAATCCAAATGTCATCATCAACAGCTGTAAACCAATAGTTTGCATTGTAATACGCCTGGCCTTGGTATGTCCCAGAAATGGTAGAGCCTGTATACACGCCAGAGGGACTCCAATTGCTAGAATTGTCTAACAAAGTAATTGTAGAAGCTGAAAGCGTGTAAGATTCCAACATAGGTATTTCCTCTACCGTACCACCAGATTGGGTTACGGTTCCTATTACAGACCTCCCACCCAAGTCTTGCATCTTGTCAAATGTGACACTATCTGGTTGAATTGTGGTATTTCCAGAGTAGTTTATTAAAATATCACCCGTCAAATCAACTCCTTGTGGTGTGTTAGATAAATTTCCAACAAAAACTCTTCCTTGATTTAAAGAGTTTAGCGCAGCACCGTCTGTAGAGAATATGTCGTAAAGGTCTGTAGAGCCAGATGTAAGAATTCCAGAAACCTCAAGGTCACCACTTATGGTTAATCCACTAAATTCATCTATAACAATATCTAAGGTTGAAGCATCACTTTTAGTTAGTGTTATTTTATTTGAATTATCATAAGATAAAGAGTTGGTAAATATATCTGGTCCACCTACAGCACCTACTGGTGCGAATATGTTATATAGATTAGTTCCTGCTGAATAAATTATACCATTATTTTCTGCTAATCTTGCATTTTGAGTATATAGAGAATTGCTTTGAGATGCATTCACATTAATTCCGCCAACTACTACTGAATTTTGCACTCCATTTAAAACATCATTTCCAACACCTCCTACTATTGCAGAGTAGTCAGCATTTGTAGCTACATTATTATTTAAACCACCTAAAACAATTGAATAATCACCACCAGCATTGCTGCCTGAATCTTTTGATACAATAGAATTATTTCCAGAACCTTCCTCAAAAAGACCAACAGTAGTACTACCAGTGCCTACAACAATGTTTTGAACCTCTCGTTTTAACGTTCTAAGGTTTACTGCATCCTTATCGTATTTGGGGTCTGATAAGTTTAATCCTCTACTATTTCTAAAGTCTGTTCCCATTTTTTTTTAGAATTTTTTATAAACCAGTACCAATTACTGAAAAATGAGGTGTAGGAGTGGTTGGAGAAGGAAAGTTAGTGTCTAATCCCAAATAGGTTATAGTGACATGTTGATAATTGCTGCCACAACAATCAAGGCTAAGCCCAGATAATTGATTGTTTATAAAAAAATCATTAAGACTTCCTAATCTTATGTTACCAAGGAATCCACCATTATCAATAATTACTAACTCAACAGTCCTTCCTATTTGGTCATCACTAATCATAAGTCTCAAATCAAGAGAAAAATCAGTACTCGTAGGGAGGCCGCCTGTATTTGTTGAATTATCTGTAATTAACAAAATCTCATCATCTAAAGAAATTACAGGAATTTTATACTTATCTGGCTCATAAGGTTCTAGTGTAAGATATCTAGTATTTCTTATTCTACTACCTGTGCTTTTTAAATCTGGAACAAATGTTGTATTGTCAGTTACACCAGTTATATTTGAACCCCCTACTATTACTGAGTTTGAAGTTCCGCTAAGAATATTGTTTTCACCACCTATTATTGCAGAATTTGTAGAATTATTTTTTATTAAATTATTATTACCTCCAATTATAGAGTTTTTAGTCCCGCCAGTAATTATGTTATTCTTACCTCCCAAAATAACCGAGTAGTCCGAAGACGATGAATTTGTATCATCTCCACGAGAAACTATAGATTGAAATCCTGTACCACCAGACCATATTTCAGTTCTACCAGTATAAACATCGTTTATTTTTTCTCTAGCAGTATTTAGAGAATCTGTAATAAGTATAGGGTCAATTTTGCAGCTCATATATATAAATATTAATTAATTTAAACGATTCCATAAACATAAAATTGTGAATTTCCTGCATTGTTTAGTCCTGCATTCAGTATATGTACTACAGAAAGTGTGTTTGTACTTGAAATTTGAAGTGGGGCGTTTACTGGTCTATCATTTATTCTATAGCCATTAAAGAACCCAATAGCAAAGCCTAAGAACAAACTTCCACTAATAAAATTAGTCACTCTCAACTCAACAATTTGTCCACTTCGGGCACTGCCTGCTAATCCATCTAACGCCAAAGACCAAAATATCGAAGGAGGTATTGCGCCTCCTATGTTTATGTCTACAAATACTATATCATCACTTGCCATTATAGCACTTGAGACATCATTGTGAGCCGTTATAGTGGGTTCAATTCTCACATTTCTAACTCTACTTTTTGTTGTTTTTAAACCTTGAACAAAAGTAGTATTACCTATATTTTTAGATATTATTGAATCGCCTCCTAACGCAACCGAACGCGATACATTAGACACGTAGGTGTCTCGACCTCCAATAATGGCACAATCAAATTCTGCAGTAGAGTCATATATTACATTATTTTCACCTCCAACAATAGCAGAATACTGAGTTGAGCCAGAAATTAAATGACCAGTCCCACCCAGTATGGATGAGTAGGTTGATTCCACTAAGTTCTCTGTACTATTGTCAGCAATTATAGAATTGCTACCCGTACTGGCTGACCATAAATTAGTTACTGCAGAGTAAGCGTTATTTATCTTAACTCTACCTTCATTTATTGTGTCACTACTTAATATTAATTCGCTCATAATCTTTTTTATAATATTTTATTACGCTCCTGTGCCATACACCTCTAAGTAAGTTGTGTTTCCCACAATTTTTGACACGACTATTCTCACGCTAACATAATTTGAGTCACTGATTGTAAATGGGGTACTTATAGGCAAGTTGTTGATATAATAGTCAACACCAGCACTAACGTCTGCGCCTAATATTAATGGTTGGACTGAAAAAAGCCCAGTTATCCTGTGTATAATATCAATCACTCTGCCCACTTTGGAGTTGCCAAAAACTAAATTTGACACATCCACATTCCATTCGCCGACACCGGGCGTCGATAAGTTAAAGTTATAAACAATAAAGTGCTCATCTTCATCTTCTATTTTAAAGCTGGCAAAACCACCGCTAACATATGAACTACTTAACACCGTTACCTTTTTATTATTTCTAATTCTAGCACCAAAAGACTGTATGTTTTCAGTGTAAACTGTATCAGAAGTATTGCCAGTCAATCCTTGTCCACCCAAAATAACTGTATTACTAACGTCAGAAGTTCCTGTAATAGCATTGTCTGCCCCTCCAACAATTACACAGTTTTCAATATCTACATTACTACCATTGTGAGTAATTAAATTTGAATTACCTGCAACAATAGAAGAGTTTTTTATAGTTGTATTAGAAGGGTCCTGTCCAAATATAGTATTCCCCAAACCAGCCAATATTGAACTATATTCTACTACAGAAGAGTTTGTGGCACTATTTCCACTTATTATATTGTTTCCATCATTATTAGTTATAATATTTTTTGTAATACCAGTAAAGTCGCCAGTGCTACCAGTCCATATACAGTCTTGGGTATAAGCATCATTTATGATAACCCTACCTTGTTCTGTTGTGTCTCCACTAAATAATAATTCTGTTACTGGCATATCTGTTTTTATATAAGTATTTGTCCTTGTACATCTTCTATTGTTAAATCGCTACCCCAATTTAATCTAATGGTAAAGTCTTGTCCTGTAAGGTCTTCGTTTACTTCTAACACATATTCTTGAGTCACGTATCCATATTTAGACACTTCAAGCTGAAGTGCACCACCTTTTATGTCACTTATTGAGTAATTTCCATTTGAGTCTGTAATTGCAGAGAATACTGCACCAGTACCACCTCCTAGAGGCTCATTGGTACCTTCTTCTATAACATTTTCATAAGGTGCATCAACTCCTAGTTCTACATCTGATGTTGTAGTAACAACAGTAAATTTGACAGTGGCACCAGAGACTGAACTTCCAAATAATTCATTTTGATAAATTCTACCAGAAATATCATATATACCATCAGTAGCAGTAAACGCATTTTCTGCCCTACCCCAAGTTGTGACATTTTGCTTTACCCCAAATACATTTGTAATTTCTTTAGTGTTTCCAACCCTGTATAAAAAGTTAGAATCTGGACTTAATGGTGTTGAGAATGTTCTTATAAATTCTGGCTCACCCTCTTGTCTTTGTATGTCAAAAACAGTAGAAGCTGTAAATCTAACATCATCAATATCATATGTTACTTGTAACTTATAATAATCTCCATCAGACACATTGTTAAAACTGAAAATGGGAGAAAAAGTATCTAATTGACCTTGAACACTTGGCTCATCACTAAGTACGTCTATGTTTGGTTTTTGGGGCGCTATAAAATAAGTAAATAAAGCTCCATGAACCGTAAGCCCAGAGAAAATTCCTTTATTTATAACCTCTGAATTCCTACTTGTTTGAAGTAAAAAGTTGCCATCCTCACTAAGTCCTGTTAGTGTTATATTTGTCGCAACTCCTTCGCTTAAAATTTGATACCCCCCTAAAGTTTTATCTCTTTCTAAGGGAAATTCATATCTAGTATCTACAAAATATTGAGACTTATCAGTTAAAAGGCTTTGAGAAAATTCATCTAACGGCTTTACTACTGAAGGTAATGTTAAGCTGTATAAAGGCGTTGTTATCGTAGAGCCTGTATCATATAGTGAAATTAAAGGTGTAGACAATAAGCTGCCTATACTTTCCTTTGTCAAAGTTTCCCCAGTAGCAGCTATCGTTTGTCCGCTAGATGGCAATATCTCCTCCCCTAAGTAGTTAAAACTTTGAAACACTTGATTATAAGTTGAAAATTCAACTTTATATATATCATATATAGTTCTTGTTATAGAGCTAAACGAAGAAGTGTTTGCTGTATAATTATAATTTAATGTTTTTGAATTGTTTATATTAACAGATATACCATCAACAACTTGTTCGTAATAATTAAATGTGGCACCCTTTAGTGAAAATAGTGGAACATTAAAAGGTTTCGGTTCCAACTCGGGTTCAAATATGTTGGGTATAGTATTTTGTAAGAAGACTTGAGAAACACCATTGTTTTCACCAATTGTACTAGATACTATTTGTTTATTTATTGACATATCAATCTGGGTAAGTTATTGGAGTTAAGTCATTAATTTCCACCTCATAGTCAGATGAAATAGTGTCTTCTTCATATATATTAGTGTTTGTGTTTGCTAAATTTGTATTTAAATTTACCGTTTCAACTAATTTAATTTGAAAATCTGAAATGTCAACATTACCTTCAGCTTTATTAGAAACATCAGCATAAAAGTAATTGGATGTTATTGTTGGGTCAAATCTATTTGATACATTAACAGTGAAATCAGAAGCTTGTATAACGGGCTCAAATACGGGTGGTATTTCCACCTTAAACTCAGAGCCATCATTTATACCTGGTCTATATACAAATCTATGTCTATTAAATGCTGTATTTCCATATACAGTACCATATGAAGACAGTATGCTTGTAGATGGCACTAAGAAAGGTACTAAATCTTGGAAATTTCTTTCTAGAAGCGTCAAGAACTTCTCTAACTTTCTAAATGTTAGCCTATTAGATTCTTGATTGTTAGTCCACAACATGTATGTTACATATATTTTCTTTAAATCCCTGTAAGTACCTGTTGTTCCATTTTGCCAACCACTTGTCTTTCTATTTCTGGGGTCTACATTGTTTTGGTATATATAGTCTAACCATTCATATATAGTCATACCAGTTAAATTGTCTGGCACAACTGTATTTATATCTTCAACTTGCCACTCAAAAGGAACCGTCAACCCAGAGAATACAGAAGAGGAAGAGCCCCATTTCCACCATCCATAACCAAATTCATACCAATCCATAACATCACACTCTATAGCTCTTGACGGCCTTAAGTCTACGTTTACTTCTTTGCTATTTACAATACTTCTTGTGCTACCTGTTTTTATTTTTAAATTATCAACTCTTTTAAATGGTTCATATTCACTGCCTAATCCGTCAATAAAATCGCTTCCATTACCCCTACCTGAGCCTCCAATTTGAAAAATCTGAGAATTTACATCTGGGTATCCATCATTAATTAAAAGATTGCCATTTTCATCTAAAGGTTTTGCATCTTGCAAATCTTCCGAACTTAAGTCTTCAAATAAGTTGGCAGGTATAAATGTTTCTGGGTCATCTGGATTTTCTGGAATGAATAGGTCGCTCTCTAAAGGTGTTATATCATCATCTACAGTGTCCAAATTTAAATCAAACTCTCTTTTTACTTGCTGTACATCATATACAAATTCTTCTAAGTTAAATAGACATTTGGGTGCCCCTATTAATTTAAATACAAAACTGACAGCATCTCTAGTTCCTCTATTTTTGTAAAGCCAAACTATATTTACCATCATTCTTCTCCAAATCTCTAGATTATATTCTTCAAAAGCTTTACCAGTTGAATCAAATTCACCAGCTAAATAATCTATAACATTTTCTGCATTAAATGCATTTGGAAGTTTTGCCCCTAACATATCTGCCAACCTAGACAAAAACTTATTTGGAACACTTTCTGAACCATCATAACTAACAGAATGAGCATAAGCCATACCATCTATATATTGTTTTATGGAATCAAATTGCTCACTATAAACTGTTGTTAATTTTCTGTATATTTTATCTTGAGAGTCTAGGTCGGTAAAATTTTCAGGAATCATAGTCCTGAGCATTATATTTGTCTTTTCCTCGTCAATAACTCTAGCATTAGATAGTATGTTATTTGCATAGGATTCAAACCCACTTCCATAGCTATCTGGAGAGAATCCATCAATAGTCCTAGGCCAATCAAATTGAACCCTTTCATAAGTGTCTGTTTCAGGCTCGGGAACCAAGAAGTTACCATCATAAATTAATTGATTCTCTAAGTTGGGTAAAGTTCTTTTAAATTGCCCCAGTCTTTGTCTGGTTGGTCTTATGTATATTGGGTAATTAAATGTAATGGCAGAAGATGGTTCTGTCGGCAATAATATTCCCTTGATTTTAAATTCTAAATATTGATTATATAAGTAATCGTATGAGATTATTTCATGAATATCATTCATAAACGTATTTCCAGTAGTCGTACTTTGTGAATCTCCACTTAATTGTATGGCAAAAGAGCTTGTGTCATTATATAAATCTATTTGAGATTCAGATTGTTCAGACCTACCTGATACATATATAACATCTCCTTGATTAGTTATAGAAGAAAGTGAAATTTTAAACAAGGAAGTTTGAGCTACCAAATCATGAGAATAATCATATATAGTTACTCCACTGCTTATGGATTTAGATAGTAGTGCGTATGGAAAATTGTCTACTACATTATTTATTGCATTAGCCACTTTAGTGTAAAAGGAGCCAAAATATGCGTAACTATTAGCGTCTTCTGGGTTTAAATTTAATTCATTTGATTTTGTGGTTATAATTTTTAAAACATCAAAATCAGCACTTTTTGAATTTTCTATAGTTTCGTAAGGCCCAAATGAAAGCGTAGAAGCACTTACTGACTCAGTGAACTTTTCATTAGACGGACTGCTATCAATATTAAAAGTTCCAAACGTAAATACAGATTCTGCACTAGTTGCAGCGAATCTAGTGTCTCTACCAGGAGTTGGTTTTATGTCTAAAGTTGTACCACTATCTATTGATGTCATGTAAAATTCTTTAATAATAAATATTTAGTCAAAAAAACTTATAGAAATTATTTCTATTTTTTTTTACTATAATATTTATTCCTATAGGAATGAAATATTTTTTAAACTAAACAAATCAAAAGTTTACTTTAAAACTTTTAAAGTTATATTATAAAAAATTCTTAAAAAGAGTAAATAGAAAATGGGATATATTTTAAATGAACCTAAAACTTTTATAAACGTCAAATTAACTGATGTTGGTAGAAGACAATTGTCTTTAGGTAACTTGGTGTTTGTTAGTGCGGTATTTTCAGATAGAGAAGTTAACTATAGTATTGACAGAGATGATAAGTATAGTATTGCAAATAATAGAATACTATCCCCCTTAGATGTGAATCCAACATTTGGAACTAGTTTTGATGGCTCTGAGCCAATAACTTTAGAGGGAAACCAAGTAACTTCAGCAAAACAATTTTCAACAGGAGCTACAGATAGCTATGGTATGTTTACTGGAACTACGGCTTCTAGCGCATCTACTGCAATAGATACTACAAAATTGTTAGGGGCTAACACTATTACTTATAGCTCATCTCCATTAAGTGGAGGCTCTACAGTTATCTTAGACAGTGCGACATACTATCCAAATGCAGGAGATTTAGTTTTTATTCCATGGAGCCCAATACAGAATAGTGGAGCAACATATGTGGCAAATATAGTACCTTCAGGAAGTCCAACAGTTTCACTTTGGTATAGAGTTACTACTGCAGACAGTCCCGGTACAGGTGAAATAACTTTAGATAGACCGACCCCAGACTTTAATGGAGCCTCCACATCTCAAGTGGCTAACGCTTACTTCTATCCATATAATGGTATAGAAAGCTATTATGGAACAGCTTCTACAGTCAGTCCTATGTTGTGGAATATGAATATAGTTAGAACTCAATCGGTAGAAGGAACTGACTTAACTCAGAGTGGATATACATCTTATGGCTCTATAGAATATAACGGAACAAAACAATATCTTGGATTTACAATAGATATAGAATCTATAGGAATACTTCATTATACTAATGAGTATACTGGCAACACTTATGCAGAACAGTTTTTTGAAACTACAGTACAAGTTGATTTGCCATACGTTATGTGGCATGGTACTCAAGCGACTAATGGTCAAGCGCTCAACTATGGATTAACACTATACGATGTAGACGGAGCAACAGAATCAGATATAATATCCAATTCAACATATAGACTTTTAAAGGATGGAGTTACGAACACAAGCAGAACTTTAGGTAGAGTATATCATAAGTTAAAACTTATTGTTATAACTGACCCCGAGCTGTTAACCGCATTAACTTACAAATCAAATAGAAACTATACACTGCCGCCATTAAATGTTGCCACTACTAGCGTTCCACAATACCCTCTTACAACACTTGAGGCTACAGGGCTTGTAAAGTCGGGTAAAACTTATTTCGTAACTTACATTACAGAGAGTGAGTCTACATATGCTTCTGGGACAACATTTGGCTACCCAAAAGGTTTACATTGTGGTTATATTCAAAAGTTAAATGGAAATACAGATAGCGAAGGTAATAAACAATATTTAACCGCAAATTTCCCCACAGCTACATTTCCATATTTAAGAAACAGTGACAGTATGGTCACTCTTTCTGGTACTGGTTGGAACGCAAATAAAGTACAGCTGCTAGTTTCTGAACAAGATGACACAAGTGCTTCTCTTACATTGGAAGACGTTCCCTCTTATGAGTGGAAGTTAATATCTGATGTATATGGAAATGGTATATATTCAGGGGAAACATCCGACACAACAATAGATGCAAGAAAATTAAATGGACATCAATTTATTATTTCTCAAGAAGATTATGATAGTGGTACTACATATGTCTTGGATAGTGTTTTTACAGAAAATGATGACCACTCTTTAACTGGGTTGACTTTTGGAGACGAATCTTTTGTTTTTGGAAATGTTAAATCAGACGTTGTAGCCACAACTTACAAAACTGTGATAACTACTTTTGCAAAAAATGATTCCTTAAACAGTTCAACAAATCTTTCTTTTGACAACGTCTTAGATAGTGGCACATACATAACAGAGATAGGAATATTAGATGGAGAAGGAAATTTGGTGGCAGTAGGAAAGCCAACTTATCCGATAACAAAAAATGAAGGAAGGTTTTTAACTTTTCAATTACAAATAGACTTTTAAAAAATAAAATTAAAACATGGGAGCAATAACATCAGCAGACACAATTTATGCAACAGCTTATCTGACAGAGATAGGAAGACAATATTTATTTCAAGATAATAATCACCCTAGGTTTGTAGAGCTTAGTGACGGAACTAGAATAGATAGATTAAAAATAGAAAGATTTTCTCTAGGAGACCCAGATGTGAATTACAGATTACCAGACCAATTGACATCGGGAGATATTCCAGATTTGTCTGGTGAAAATGAAAATAACATTACAGGCGCCAAAGGTAGGACGTTAAACAGTTTAATATCACCTTTCGAATCTGTTTTAGGAGATGGAGATGACTCTTTAGAGTATACTACTAGTCAAGGAGATATTACTGTAGACTTAAATAAAGATTTATCTCAAATAGAAACGGTATATACTCAAGAGTTGTTGACTCTATTGGATGAAGAGCCTACTTTAGAATCTACATATGACCTACTGCCAAAGAATTTTGGAGAGAATCAAGTAAAAGATGGGGAATTGATAATTACATTGAGAGCTGCTACCCAAGCAAACCCTGGATATAGAATAAGAATTTTATATCCAACAATTGAAGATGATAATAATATATGTACTATTCAATTTGAAAGAGCAAATGTACTGCAAACAAATAAGAAATTATACCAAAAACTTTCATCAACTATATCTCCCATTTCACTTGGTGGAGTGGAGTAAAATAACTTAATAAATAAAAACAATTATGAACACTAATAACGTAAGTCCAGCTAGGAAAAAGGCAAAAAACTTTAGCAAAACCCCTCTTACAAGAAGGTTGGGACCATTGACTAAAGATGTATCACCACTTCAACAGTCTATTAATGATGGTAATTCTGAAGTGTCCTATAACGATTGGCAAGTTATGGATAACTTTGATGAAGGATTAAGACAAGCTTTAATTAAGTGGGTAGACACTACTAAGGAGGGTAAGATAGTTTTAAACCCTACAGGTTCAACAAGAACTAAGACTATAAACTTTCAATTTTACGGAAATCCCTCTAAAGACATAATTGGAGCTGGTGACATTGGGGAATTTAAGTTAGAATTTAAGTACACCAAAAAAATCATACAACCTTTAGCTATTAGTGGTAGTAACACTATTATAGAGAGATAGAGAGATAAATAAATAAATAAAATAAAAATAAAATGATTGCAGATTCAAGATTTACGAAAAAAGTAGATTCATATGTAGCCCTTCAGAGAGAGAGTTCAAAAATACAAAGTCTTTCAGAAGAAACTTTAAAGTTTACTCTCTGTGATAGAGATAATTTATCCGATAAGAAAGGAAATTATTTTATGTCTTTTAATTTACCATTTAAGACAAGTCAATTCCCTACAGCTAGCAGGGTTTCTGAAGTTTTCCCAGAACTACAACAATTAAATGTAGACCAGATTATAATAACTCCTATATCAGCAAATGACTATAGTGAATTTATAGATGGGAGAACAGTTACAATGAGAGTGCCAGTTTCTGGTAGTTCTAATCCTACATTATTGTCAGGTGTAACTTTAGTGTCTAGTACATATACAGCGGTGAAACCTCTTAAATATGAGTCTAACATACTCCTTGGAGATAATATTGTGTTTTTATTTTCAGACGACATTAACAAGCCTTATAGCGGTAAGACAGTAAATGAATTAGGAGATGCAATCAACAATTCAACAGTCACTTCTTGGGACCCAACTGGGGAGTATAAAGATAGGGCGGGTGCTACATCTTATTCTGAAGTTAGACGATTCTACAATACAGACCAAAGAACGAATGGCAGTTATGCCGTTACGGTTCCATCAGGATATCCAGAAAATAGAGAGGGGTATAATTATGATGTTCCATGTGGATTTGCAGTTCTAGATAAGGGTTATGTGGTAATTACTCACCCTCAAATTGTAAATAACTTTCCATGGACATCAGGATTTACAGAGTCTGGCACTCCTTATGTAGACGATTTCAATGTTGGCAGTAAAACAGATATTCACTTTACAGGAAGTAGCTCAGCAGACATATCTGCCGAAGGCGCTTTACTTTCATATAAAGATATAGATACATCATTTAAAATGACATCTGTATGTATAGCTATGCCACAAGAGTTTTATGTATCAAACAATCCCACCTGGGATAAAGAAAAGGCTATTGCACAAATGAATACAGAAACCGCAATTGTAAATTATGATGATATATACATAACTGAAATTGGTTTGTATAATAGTTTTGGTGAATTAATATCTGTAGCAAAAATGAGTGAACCCATTAAGAAGACTTATGTAAACGCACTTACTTTCGAAATAAATCTAGAAATGTAAAAAATAAAAACAATAACCCTATAAGCCCTCACACATTTGAGGGCTTTTTTGTTTACTTTTTTTTATAATATTATAATTTAGTGAAAAAAAATATGACTTTAGGATTAGATATTTCTACAACAGTAATTGGAATTGCTCTTTTTGACAAAGATGATAAGCTTTGTAATTTAGAATACATTAAATTTAAACCAAAGACAAACTTATTTCAAAGATTAGATGATTTTGTTGAGCATTTTGAAAAGTTAAGTTCTGCAATTAATTTAGAAAAAGGTAAAAATAAATTAAAACACATATCAATAGAAGAGCCACTAAAAGCTTTTAAGGGTAAGTTTTCAAATGCGGAAACGATACAAAAACTAACCACAATGAATGCTTTTGTTAGTTTGTATGTTTATAGAAAATTTAAGATAGAGCCAAGGTACTATAATGTACAAACTGCAAGAAAAACAGCATTTCCAAATCTTACACTACCCAAGAGTGCTCCAAATAAAAAGTATTTAATTTGGGAAAAAGTCGTTGAAAAAGAGCCCCAAATAAATTGGGTTTACTCTAAAAAAACTCACAAACTTAGAGATGAGAATTTTGATATGTCTGATGCTTATGTTGTTGGATATGCAGATATTGTTACTAGACATATAACTGAAAAGAATATCATAAAAGAAATAGAGTTGTAAAATTGTTTAAAAAATCTTTTTAGCGTATATTTGTTTATTATAAATCTCTGTATTGGAAAATAATAAGCAAATAGTCACATCTATATTAGAAAGAATATTCGGTTCACCTAAGAAAACTGGTGACATTAAAGAGTATGAGTTCAATTGCAAAAGTAGAGTTTGTAGAAATGATGAGGATAAATATAATCTTGCATACAATTCTCAAAATCACATATTCCAATGTTGGAAATGTAAATATAAAGGTCACGTACACAAATTGGTTTCAGAATATGGAAACAAAGACGATTTAGATAGGGTATCATTAGTTGTCCCAAGAAAAAAAGCCTTTAAAAAAGAAAAGAAGTCAGAGGAGTATAACGACATGATTTCATGCTCTTTGCCAGAAGGTTTTAAATACATGTCCAAGAAAAGTGATTCAAAATATTACAAAGCTGCCTTAAGGTACATGACTAAAGAGAGGGGTTGGGACTGGGATAAGATAAAAAAGCACAATATAGGATATACAGAGAATAAGGGTAATAGAAAGTATAGAGTAGTATTCCCTTCATATAATGAATATGGTCAAATAAATTATTATGTTGGAAGAACATATTATGATGTCGTAAAGCCTAATTACATGGGACCCCCAAAGGAAGAGGTTGCTAGAACTGAAATTATATTTAATTCTAAAAATGTAAACTTTGATATACCCGTTTTTTTAGTTGAGGGAGTTTTTGATGCAGCATGTATATACAATTCTGTACCTATGCTTGGAAAGGAGCCAGCTAATGTAATTATAAAGAAGTTGGTAGAACACAACACTAGGGTCGTTTTGTGCTTAGATGAAGATGCTCTTTATGATAGTATAGAAATTTACAATAAACTTAGCTCTTACGGATTAGATGTTTACTTTGTCGAAATACCAGACGATATAGATGAGTTTCATAAAGCAAATGGAAAACAAGCTACAATTGAACTTTTGAAAACTTGTAGAAAGTTAGATTTTCAATATATGTTTCAAAAATTTGCACTTAAAGAAAGTGTAAAAAAGAGAGATTGTGTAGATGAGAAAGGTTTAAAAAGTGAGTGGGAAAAAATGAAATCAGAAATATTAAAAGACCAAAATGAGCACAGTTAAAATAAATGATTCAATAGCGCATATATCTGATGTTCACATTAGGTATGGCAGTAGACATAAGGAGTATAAAATTGTTTTTCAAAGAACTATAGATGATTTAAAATCTCAAAATTTAAAAAGAATTGCAATAACAGGAGATTTATTTCATATAAAAATAAATCTATCTCCTAATGCCTTAGAGTTGGCTGGATGGTTTCTGAAGGAACTCTCTCAAATAGCGCCAGTTGACTTAATATTAGGTAATCATGATTTAAATCTACAATCTTTAGACCAAGGAAATTCTATTGAGCCTATAGTTAAATTAATTAGTGATGGGTATATTGTTGAAAAAGGTGTTGAAAAATTGCCAAAACACAAAGGGAGTGGACATGGTATATTCTTCTTTCTTCACAGCGGTTTCTATGAAATAAATAACGATATAGTTTATGGTATATATTCTTGTTTAGATAATGAGATTTTAACTTTAAATAAAAAAGATAAAAATAAAACATATATCGCAATGTACCACGGCCCAGTATATGGTTCAAGGGGCAATAATGGCTATGAGCTACACGATAGCGAATATATGATGAAGCTCAGCACATTTAATAATTTTGACATTGTAATGTTGGGAGATATACATGAGCATCAGGCTTTTTCACTAAAAACATCAGCGACAGAAAACATAGCATACCCTGGGTCTTTAGTTCAGCAAGATTATGGAGAAACCATTGACAAAGGCTATATTGTTTGGGATTTAAAAAAGAAGACTTTCTCAAGAAAGTTTATACCTAATGATTATGGCTTTTCTAGCTTACACATATCCAAAGGAGAGCTTTTTGAAGAAAGGGTGGACAGCTTGACTCTTTCTAATAATCCTAAAAAAACAAAAGTTTCAGTTACTTGGGAGGCTTTTGAAGAAGATTATTCAGTAGAGAAGGAGAAGCAGATAGAAAAGTTAATAAAGAGTAAGTATGGCTGTGAAGTTATAAACGTTAACTTTAAACAAGTAAGTAAGCAGGAAGAGATAGACGGAATATCAATTGAGGAAGAAAAAGACTATACTAATGTAGATGAGTTTGAGTCTTTATTGAAAGATTTTGTGGAAAATAGTGAATATGATAATGAAGAAGAGGTTTTAGAACTTTCTAGAAAAATAGATAAAGAACTAAATCACTCTTCAGAAAAGGGTAAAAAATGGTTCCTAGATGGAATTGAAGTTTGGAATCTTTTCAGCTTCCCAGAACAAAAAACTGTTTTTAATTTTAATGAAATGTCTGGGGTTACTGGTATTTTTGGAAAAAATTTTAAAGGAAAAACTAATTTAATTAGAGCCCTTGTTTGGATTGCTTATAGAAAAATATTGGGAGGAGGAGAGGCTCATAGATTAACAAACATGTATACAGAAAGCGATAAGGCTGGTGGTCGTGTTTATCTAACTATTGATTCTCAGAAGTTTTATATAGAGAGAACTGTAAAGGTTAGGACTAAAAAAGATGGTACCCCCGATGTTTCTTATGGAGTTGAATATAAGGTGTTAAAAGAAAATGCTGAGGGGAAAAAGGTTTGGAAATCAATAGACTCTGACAAATCTGCTACTGAAAAAACTGAGAGAAATAATATTATTATAGAGTCTATAGGAAAGTTTGATGATTTTACAAAAATAGTATTACAAGCCCAAGGTGGTGAGGGAAATTTTTTAGATATGAGTCAGCAACCTAAAAATGATTTGATAAACAAATACCTAGGTCTTGAAGTTTTTAGAGATAGGTATGATTATGCAAAAAAGATATTCAACGACATAAAGTCAAAACAAAAATATCTAGGCAGCTCAAAAGAGCATAAAGAATCCATTGCTAAAGAAGAAGTGTTTATAGTTGAAAATAATAAATTATTAAAAAAGTACAAGCAAGAAAAGTTAGATACTGATAAGTTGGTGGAGGTTCAGGATTCTAAAATATTAGAATTGACGAAAACTTTAATAAAAGTAGAGCCCACAAACTATAAAGATATTAATTCTGCAAAAAGTGCTATTGAAAAACTGAAAATACAACTATCTACTAATACGTCAACAGAATCTGAGTTAATTGATTGGGTGTCTTCTAATTTTAAAAAAGAAGTCCCTAAAGAATCTACATCAAGTGTTGATATAATTAATGATAATCTTAAGCTTTGTAGAAAAAAGTTTGAAACTGAAAAAAATGAATTCAAATCCCTTAATGAATGGGTAAAAAACAATCCTTTACAGAAAGAAATAGATGTAGAGCCTATAAAAGAAGGCATTTTGAAAGCAGAGTCTGCCCTAATAAAGCTTAATGATAAATTAGAGGTTTCTAAGGGGAAGAAGTGTCCTACATGCGGAAATGTTGAACAGAAAGCTGATGTGGATTTGCAAAATGATTGTACACAGAAAATTGAGAGAGGCATAAAGTTTATAACAGATAAAAAGTCTGAAATAAAAAAGTCTAAAGATATAAGTAATCATAATATACATTTTGGAAAACAAGAAAACAAAATTGGTTCTTTAAAAAATTCTTTAAAAGAAAATAAAGTTAAAATAGATGATTTAAAAAGTGTCTTAGAGTTATCTCAAAAGATTTCTGAAATAAATAAACACAATAGTTTAGTGGAATCTAAAAACACTTCATTAAATACAGCAAAAAGTGAAATACTAAATTTAAAAACAAAGATTGAAAAAATAGAGAAAGATATTTCTATATTAGAATCTAATAAGAGTTCATTGAAAATTAATGAAAATATAAATTTAGAAATCAAGCTAAATGAAGATGAGAAAAAATCTTTAAGATTAATCATAAATCAACTTAATGATAAATTGACTTCAATTAAATCAGACTTAAAACTATCCCAGAACAATAAAGAAAATTTAGAAGAAAAGATAGGAACTATAAAAAAAGCAGAGTCTTCTTTCAGTAAATATGCTATATACTTACAGGCAGTACATAGAGACGGAATTCCTGCAAGAATAATAAGACAAAAGTTGCCTGTAATTAATTACAAAATAAATTCTATTTTGAAAAACTTAGTTGACTTTAAGATGGAAATGACTATAAAAAAGAATGGTGACATTAAGGAGTTGTTTTATTTTAACTCCATTGAAAAAGATGCCTTACCAATGACTATGGCTTCAGGTGCACAAAAATTCATAGGAAGTGTAGCAATAAGAGACTCCCTTCACTTTGTAAGCTCATTAACTAAGCCATCACTGTGCATTATAGATGAGGGGTTTGGTGCTCTAGATAACGATTTAACTATAGCTATGCAGTCTGTATTTTATTACTTAAAAGGTAAGTACAAAAACACTTGGATTATAACTCATAAAAATGAAATTAAAGACTTTGTTGACAACATAATTCAAGTAACTAAAAATAGGTCAACTTTAACTGATGAACAAATAAAAGAAAACCCTATGGCAGGAATATCTGTGTTTGATGTAAATAATAGAAATAATATTGTTTCTAAAAGTGTTCCTAAAGAAGTTTCTGCTTAAATTCTAGTTTCTGGGTCTTTATAGGGTTGCTCTAAATCACGAGCCCCAGCTTCTTTAAACCTTCTAACTTTAGACCTGAGCTCATTTGCTTCCTCCTGTTTTGTGACGAACTCTTGTTGGAACTTTTGTGCCTTAGTCAGACTGAAACTAACCTCTACAGTACTCATACCCCTATCGTTTGGGTTATAGCTTTTAGGATTGAAATTAAAAAAGTCACCCGTAAACCACATGCCCCTAATGTTACTAGCTTTAAAAAGTCGCCACACGTTTTTAGCCTCAGCACTTCTGACGCTCGTTTTACCAGCTTCTGATTCTGACTGACCCACCTTGTGTACTGCTCTTATGACACGATTCCCCGCCTTAGACATGCCCATTGCCACAGGATATATAACTCTATATTTACCAGATTGAGCTATCATGTCATCGCCTTTATATAGTATCCCAACCTCTCTACCTTGAAGTATCGCTTGTGTCATTAAGTCTGTACTGAATGGGACTCTAGTGTTGCTTGCAGAAAAGTCTTCAGCACTTTCTTGTACCAAAATACCAGCTAACTCTTTATTTCTTTTTATGTAAGACTCGGATAACATAATTACTTCTTACTTTTTTTCTTTGCTTTAGCCTTTTTGGCTTTAGACCACAAATCAGCATCTGCCTTTCTAGCACCGCCCGAACCTGTTATAAAACTATTAACTCTTCCCATAGCCCACTGATTTTGAGCAACACCAGGTCTGTGACCTGTTCTCCAAGCAGCCATTCCCCTGTTATAAACTTGCTTTAATATATAATAAGGTATGCTAGAATCTTTTGACTTTTTCTTTAACCCTTTGTCGTTACTTTTGGATTCACTCAAACCTTCTTGACTCTTTGGCATTATTGATATGCCATACTTTTTGTTTAAAATGCCTTCTAGAGCAATTGGTATAGCCATTGAAATTGAGCCCATAGCCATAACTCCAACTATTTTCGCTAAATCTTTAGATTGCTCTTTTAAAAAATGCACCTCTTCTTTGGATACATCTTTTTTCGCGAGTATTTTTTTGCATATTTTAAACGCTTGTATAGTTTCTCTTTTTTCTCTTAATGCTATTTCTTTAAACTTTTTAAAGGATTGAGATAATTTATTTTTTTTATCTTTTAAAACCTCAAAAGTCTCTCCGTACATTTTTTTATAAGCTAAAGTCGCGTCACTTTTTTCTGTGTACTCACCTTTGTCAGCTTTCCATTGCTTAGTATAAGCTTTTGGGTCAGAAGATTTTTTGTTAGCAAATTTATCTATCTCCTTTTTCATTTGAGACCTTTTGCTTTTAGATTTAGATGTCAAATATTTCCCAGGTACCTTTCTTCCCTTTTTTGTTTCAGAGTCAGCACCTCTTTTTTCTAGAAACAATTCTAATGTTTCTGATATTATTTTTTGTAAAACAGTTTTATCATTAGGTAATTTGCTTTTATAAACTTTAACCTCTAATTCACCAGTTCCTTTTATTAGCCTGTGAAATTGTTCTGACTTTATAAATACAGGATTATCAACATTTAGAGGTTGTGGAATTTCGTTGTCTATTTGTATTTTCCAATCACTTTCGTGTAAGGGGAATATTATTCTATCCTCTATATCTCTATGCCAAACAAGCTCACCTTCTTTCAATAGGTCAGAAAATTTTCTAACAACAAAATCTCCATCTACCTTTTCTTTAAATGGTAAATTTTGTTTTTTGTTTTTATTAATATCGTCCATCACATCAATTAATTTTGTCTACCACCACTTTCCCTGTCCGCTCAATCCTAACATTTTTGCATATCTAGGAAGCCTACATGACCAGTATCCTGGTTTTGTTTTATCATTCTTGCTTTCACAGTTGTGTCTATCTGCAAACCTTTTTCTAGCATCAGGGTCTTTGAGTTTAACTGCCAATTTACCCCCCCCATCTTTTGCGCCGAATGAAACCTTTAT